TACAAACTTGGTGGAACTAATCGAAGAATGATTCAAGTTATGAAGGAGTATGAATAAATGAAAAAGTTTATTGCAATTTTTCTCGTAGTGATATTTTCTCTAATGCTTTGTGGATGTAACAGACAAATCATTGACACAACTTATCACTTTAATTACGGAATTATATTTCTTCCTGATGGAAGCACAATTGAAGGCGAAGTCGCATTGTGGGATGATTACGAAAATAGCGACATGATTCAAGTTAAAATTGATGGAGTAACATATTTAACGCATTCGGCAAATGTTATTCTGGAGCATCGATGAGCAACAGTAATTTCGTTAGTTATTATTATGAGAGCGAATTAGTACCAAAAGCAAACTTAGAAGCTATGTTTCATGGAGAATCGTGGTATAGGTGTCCACATTGCGAACGTGCGTTTGAGTACTATGACGCTCACTTTGAACGAGACGGTATTAAGAAACTATCCGATTTTGTTTATATTTGTCCTGAGTGCGGTAAAAAATTCTCAATAATTTAGAAAGGAATCAATTAAATGCTTACTCGCATCTACTATGATTACTTTGATAATTCCTACGTAACTGAGAAAGATCCTTACGCTCCTCCAGAACGATATTTGGAAACTAAACGTGGACCATCTGGCAAGTATACTGAGATCTGGTTAGTTAACATTGAAGACGATGATGGAATGCCAATCAAACTTGATGATGTTATTCAGGTCGATTTTGATGCTGAAGATTATTACGATCATAACTATCATTCAGGTTGCTTGAGTATGGCATTTGCTGTTCATAGTGATAAGAATATTATGCCAGTTCGTATGAAAACATTTATATTACCGGAGGAGAAATTCGATGAATATGCTAAACGATTTGGGATTTATGAAGAAACCTAAAGGTCTGATCATTTGTGGATATCCCGGAATTGGTAAAACGTCGATCTCTGGATATCGTAAATGTATTGATCTCGAAAGTAGCGACTTTAAAAAAGACGATAAAAGTTGGATTGAACAATATTGCTGGATGGCTCTTCGCTTAGCGTCTCAAGGATTCACAGTCTTAACTTCAACGCATAGAGACGTTATTGAGTATTTCAAAATCTCTAAAACGATGTTCGACAAACTGAACGTTGCTGGTCCTGTTATATTTTGTCCTCCGAGTTTAATGGAAGACGAATGGAAGAACAGACTTAAGAAACGATGCGATACTGATCCAAGCGGTAAGAATCAGAGAGCCTTTGATCGAGCAGCTTTGCATTGGCGAGATGATATTTCTTACTTATTCAACTGCGGTCTTCCTGTCATTTACCCTGAAGCAATCGACTACGATTTAAGGAATTATATTTACTACATTCAGAACAAGTATCTCGGAGAAGAGTATAAGGATTTTGAAGAAACGTTCTGGGACACTATTCGAGAAGGTTATGGTATATTCTTTGAAGAGTCATTAGAGAAATCAATGCATATAGCATTGAGAAAATCTCAGATGAAGGCGGACGTTTATATTCCATACGTCTGCCTATTTGAAACTAATCTCGATAGAAATTACGTATTGAAGCAAGGACTTCTTGATGGAAAGAAGAAATTCGACCAAGAATTGACGAAACGTTTTGAGAATCATGAAAGGGTCAAAGAATGAAAGCAGCGGTCTATTGTGGCACGCAGAACTTATATTTAGACATGACTGTTGCTGCTAAGTCTCTTGTTGACCATTCGGATGTCGATGTCGTTTACTTTTTAATTGAAGACGATCGCTTTCCCTATTATATTCCAGACTACGTCAAATGCATAAACGTGTTTGATCAGACATATTTTGACCATAACTGTTCGAATATTTATGAGAATTGGACGTACATGGTTTTAATGAGGGCCGCATTGACTAAAATATTCCCAGATCTTGACAGGATATTTTCACTCGATGTGGATACGATTGTTAAAAACGACATCGATGAACTTTGGGATCTCGATCTAGACGGATATTTTCTAGCAGGAGTAGAAGAACCTAAAAAGACAAAATCGAAGAAACCATACATTAATATGGGTTCTGTGATATTTAACTTGAAGAAGCTTCGAGACGATGGCATGGACGATAAGATCATCGAAGCTTTAAACACTAAGACTTACAAATTTGCAGAGCAAGATTGCATTAATGAACTTTGCAATAAGCATATTTTGACACTTCCGAGTCTTTACAATTCAAATAAATTCACAGAACCCTGTGAAGATCCTAAGATCATTCACTTTGCCGATGACAAGAAATACAGAACCAGAGCATTATATTATCAGTATCAAAACATGAACTGGGGAGATGCGAGGAAACGCCTATGAGATACATGATTCATGCTGCTCCATCTCGAATGTGGTATGTAAATGAATTCCTGATCCCGTCTATGCTTAAGCAAGGAATTGACGAGAAGAGAATTATATTGCGATGTGATACTGAAGGAAAAGGTAATCTGGTTTCTTGTATGGAATCATTCATATGGTGCGGTGAACATACGGATGATGGAACATGGCATATTCAGGATGATATTGTTCTTTGTAAGGACTTTGCTAAAAGAACAAAAGAGAACGATCGAGGAATTGTTTGTGGCGTTGTGATTAAAGACTGGGGACCGAACTCTTCTAAAACTGGAATCCAACCGGTTGAAGAATTATGGTACAGCTTCCAATGCATTCGAATACCGGACAGAATTGCAGGAGAATGCGGATGCTGGTTCTTCACAGATGCCGCAAAGCGAAGAGATCCTGAATACCGAAATCGAATTCTCAGAAAAAAGCACGACGATGATTTTTTCAGATTCTTTTTACTCGAGAAGTATCCGAGCATAGAGATCTTAAATCTCAAACCGAATCTGGTAGATCACATCGATTATGTTTTAGGTGGTTCATTAATCAACAGTGAACGAAAGCGAGAAGTTAATCGAGTTGCTTACTGGGAAGACGATAAAATTGTGGACGATTTGGAAGATCGAGTTATATTTTACAGACAGCAACATGAGGGAGAGCTATGATATTAACAGGTAGTCAAATCAAAACGGCCAGAGAAAACAACTGGCTGAACATTTCGGAATGGGACGAGAAACGACTCAATCCGAATTCTTATAATTTACGGCTTGCTGACGAACTTGTTGTATACCATACTGATCTATTAGCTCCGGGATATCCTCCATGCTTCGGCATTGACATGAAGAAAGACAACGAAACTTATCGTATCAAACTTCATGAAGAAGGTTATGTGCTGGAACCCGGAGTTTTATATTTGGGTCGAACAATGGAATACACCGAGACGCACAAGTTTGTTCCGATGCTGGAAGGTCGAAGTAGCGTTGGAAGACTTGGAATCTCGATTCACTCAACGGCAGGCTTTGGCGATGTTGGATTCTGTGGATTCTGGACTTTAGAAATCTCATGCGTACAGCCGGTCCGAATTTATCCCGGAGTTGATATTTGTCAGATCTATTACCACACAGTAATGGAAGACGACAAGTTCTTAGCTTATTGCTTAAACAATACGCCGTTAATGAAGTACGATTCTGGTAAATACCAGAACAACGCTGGAATTCAATCCAGTATGATGTGGAAGGATTTTGAAAAGAACTGACATGCTTACTACATTTATATTATTAGTAATAGCATGGCTTAGCTTTGCTTTTTTAGTTACCTTTATCTGGACACTAATAGATAAAGGAAAGCACGATGGAATAGAATTATATTTAATGACTAATGTCATCATGCTTCTTATACTTACATTAATTATAGCCTTTATATTTTGAAAGGAGAACAAAATGGCTAGTCTTCATCTCGTATCCCCGTGGGTTAATTTCTATCAGGAAATTCAGGCTTTCTTCAAATACGATTCATCAGTGAAAGTGATATTTGATTCAGAAGAAATCGAAGTAAGACTCTATGTCGCCGAGCAGGATAAAGCGGATGCTCTTCGGAGACTTCTTCCGGAAACCAAAGACTTTGGTAATGTTACTCTTAAAATCAACGTTATTCCGGCAAACATCGTCGCTTCGTATCCGAGAGGATCAAGAATTTCTCGCTATGTTCACGCTGGTTCAGATCTCGAAAACGTTTATATTCAGGCTCTTAGAGGAAATCGTGCGTTCCAGTTCTCTGAAACTCTGAGTGGAGTTTTGTCCAATGACATCATTTATATTGTTTTCGCTAATGAAGTTGTTCAGTACTATGACGATAATCTTGGAGATTACTACGGTCAGTGCTCTACTCTGTATCAGAACATCGCTCGTGATATTTTCCTTCCTCAAAACAACGTTTGCTATTGCACTGACAAACCGCCGTATGGAAGATCCTATTACGACGAGAATTGCGACTGTGGCTGTAATAAAATTTAACTAATTTAAATCGAGATGCGAAAGGAGAACGTATATGATTAAGATCAGAAATACATCCGTTCACGGCTTCGAGCCTGCTATCAGAGGCATGAGGAACCCTCTTAATAGTTGGGAGAAGAGTGATAGTAGATTCTTTGATTATAGTAGCGAAGATACTCAGTTTGGAGCCGTTGCTAATCACTATCATGATATTATGAATCGTACCATCATCATTCCTAACGATAGTGATGATTTCGAATCGGATTACACTCCTGATGTAGTCGGAGAAAATGATTATAATCTGATGATGAAATTGGCTAAGGCTGGAACAACGCATTCGAAGTACAGAAGAATGCTGACCGTCTACTGTGATATTACGGCTCCGCTTTATTGGTGGAAGGAATTTGACACCTATAAAGTTGGGACTGTTGCGAATAGCTGCAGCACAATGCACAAGATTCAGGAGAAGGAATTTACGCTGGATGATTTTTCTCATGAGCATCTTATTGATGATGATTTTGTTCTTTCGGATTATATTCTCAAATGGACTATTACTATGCTTAATCGAGCTAGAGATGCATTCCTTAAAACCGGCGATAAGAAATACTGGTGGCAAATGATCCAGCTTCTTCCGACTAGCTACAATCAAAAGCGCACAGTCATGATGAATTATGAAGTTCTTGCTGGGATCTATCCAAATCGCAAAGATCATAAGCTTGATGAATGGCATGAATTCTGTGAATGGATTAAGTTGCTTCCATATTCTGAACTGATCACGATGGAGGAAAATTAATGTACTTAATGGTACTGCGAAATCCAGAATTGAATAATGCTGTTTATGCTTTTCAAGTGGATCATCCATTGTCGTCGTATTGTAGAAACAAAAAGCATCAGATATCACGAGTATATCGGTCATCGGATGGAGTACTACATTATTCTATGAGCGATGATGAGTGTATAAATAATATTATTCGAGAAGGGCGAAAAACAATTTACGCTTTATGAAATGCTTGATAAAACTCAATACGATCTTCCTGTGTGGATTTTCAGAACAAATGATGCCGAGCGTCAAAATATTGGAGGAAGATAATGCAAACGCTTTTTAATATTAACGATGAAATTACTTTCAACATCCGAGGAACAATCGAAAGCTATTCTATTGATCGAAACGGTGGAGACTGCTATACAATAGAGGTCAAACTTCCTAATAATGGTTCAACGAGAATCTATATGGACACCGATGCTTTGAGGGCTGGAAAGGCAGAACTGGTAAAAAAGGGCTGGAGGAGAAGTTCAAATGCATGATCCATTGAAATATTGAAATGGAGAACTAAAAAAAAAATGAGCAAACTTGATATTTATCCAGACGATCCGATGCCACAGAATCCTTTGAAAGAAAAATGGAAAGAAAAATATCCTCCAATTCCAATGCCTCAATATAGTCAGGTCTGCGATGGATATTCCTGCATGTGGTGCGGAAGATGCCCTCAAGGAGATAACTGGAAATGTCCTGAGGAGGATCTTGAAGAGTATCAGAAATATGAGAATGCGCTGAACTCTTGGTATGAACGACATCCGAATGTTTGGGACGAATGTGAAATTGCAGTAGGTATCATTGAAAAAGTAGAAGAAATAATGACAGATTTTGAGGAGAACAAATGAATCTTCCAGAAGTTTTAAAAACATTTCTTATGTGGCTCGGAACCACTACGGCTATTCTCGCGATTGTTCTGGCTATGGTAATGATTTATGGTGCTATAGCCAGTGTAGTCGACGATTTTAAACGAGTATATAAAGACAAGCATCGCTTCGATAAACCTCCGACTGCCAAATGTTATTGCCTGAGATGCGTTCATTGGCAAAGGGATAAGTGGGATAACACAATTGGATATTGTTGGCAGTATGAACGGAATACGCCTGATTGTGGTTTCTGTTATTTTGCTGCGAAACGTGATTACGAAGATCGTAAACGAGAGAAAGCACGAATAACCGATAATGAAGAATGGGATAAGAAACATAAGGAGGAAACAAAATGACTGCCGAGGAAGTGAGAATTAGACAATTTCGAGAGTTTTTAAAATTGATTCTATGCGGATCTGTCATTAACGACATCGAGCTTCATCTTAAGGAGCTCGATTTTTTCAATAAACCGGCATCTGTTAAGTACCACGGCCAAAACACTGGAGATTTGTTTCATCATTCTATTGATGTAGCTCAGAGTCTGGTGGATCTCACGAGAAAGCTCGACCTGAAATGGGAACGGGCATCCAGTCCATATATTGTCGGTCTGTTTCATGATCTCTGTAAGTGCGACAATTATATTTCTACAGATTATGTTGTCGGCACAATCGAAACCGACGGTAAAACTGCGGAGACTGTCACTAAAAAAGAATGGAACTATAACGACAAAATGATCTTAAATGGTCATGGCGAGAAGTCTGTTATCATGGTGCAGAAATTCTATAAATTAACGGATGAAGAGATCGCATGCATTCGTTGGCATATGGGCGCGTTCGATGAGAAAGACAACTGGAAACATTACAGTTATGCCGTATCTCAGTATCCGAATGTTCTTTACACGCACACCGCCGATATGATCGCCTCTCAGATCCACAATATATAAAAGGAGATAAAATGAAAAAACCATGAATAAAGAACTTATTGATCTTCTTATTAAACTGACTGTTGAAGATGGAATTACAGTTAGCTTTATGAATTCGGAAGCATTTCATGGAGTAATGGAGATCCGAATGATCAAAGGTGGATTTGGAGATGATAAGTTTAAAATTATCAGAGGAATCGATCCATCCTATGATCTTAGGGATTTATATTTACCCGGTCGTTTAAAAATGCCGATTGAAACGGTCCTGATTACTAAGCTGAAAGAAATGCGCGAAGATCTTCTGAAAATGGAAGAGTGCAAAAGGAGAAACAATGACAAACCAAGAAAAGCTTGCGACAATAACTCCTGAAAAGTGTTATGAAAAAATATATTGGCTAATCACCGCCTATGGAAAACAATTCATGCAAAGTGATATCAAGATTATCGAATGGCTTAAGAAAGAAGCGGTTGAAGAAGATTATGAAGATAAGCTTGTAATTTACTGTAAAGACTGCTGTCGTAGAGATGAGCAAGGGTATTGTCCTGTTATTAATGGTAAAACGCATGATCGTTTTGCATGTATCTTGGCTGTGAAGAAGAATAAATCATAAACTGGTAGGAGGAATAACTCTATGATGCTTTATATTTGTGATCGTTGTGGGAAGCAAACAGATCGTTTTGTAAATAAGAACATTCCGAAGTATACATTACATAACGGAATTGATATTCGCGTAACTGAAGATGCGGGGAAAGCAATGTGGCAAAGACCGCTTAATTTCTGTGATGAATGCGAGAAAATTATGTCAGATCTTATCGAGAAAAATTTGCATGTTCCTGCTGAAGTTATATTATCGACAGATCCGAAATGGGGATGAAAAATGATCATAATCCTGATACTTACTGTTTTATGCGCAATTACTAGTTCGTGTGCAATGTTTTTATTGTTTGAAATAGTACCTGAATTAAGAGAAGATCTGGATCATGAAATTTCTCTACGTCGTGATCTCGAACTAAAAAACCTAAGACTTAGGGATGATGTTGATAGAAATACGTTGAAAATCATTGATTTGACTGACAGAATCAAAAAGCTGGAGAAAAAATGTACGACGAAATAATCTCAAAGTTGAGGGACTTGCACAGAGCTTATGTTACTATCAATTACGCCAAGTCCGGACAGTTGTTCGCAGATGCTGCCGATGCTATAGAGCATTTGCAGAAAACTGTCCTCCGATTAGAAGATGAATTGGGAATCTACGATGAGCTTCCGCTTGTAGATCAAAAGGAGAAAAGTAGTG